TTTAACAACTTTGCCTGCTGTATAATCCGTTCTTCCAAGTGTTGTAATCTTTAATTTAAATCCTTGTGTGTTTGCGAGTGCTGATAATCTAAAAAGAAACTTATCACTATTTGATACATCATCAAAACCATTATGCATAGCTGTGTGTTTTATTTTATTATATACTAAACTATCTGGAGCAGAAACAACTTCTGTGCTGTTTAATGGGAACTTATTTAAATGTGGAATTTTATTGAATTGTTCTTGAGATGAGAAATATTGTCTTTTGAATCTTTTTGTTACCATATCATAACTTGTAAGATTAGAAGTAAACATACCTTTAGAAAGTCTATCTATAAAATCAAATCCTTCAGGAATATTCAGAGTAAGTATTCTTTTAAAATCTTGTTCTACGTCTTTTATAGTATCGCCAACGTTTGTTTCAGTTCTTTCATAATTATCAAATATAAAATCTTGAATGGGATTCCCAGCATAAAGAGAATGTAAAGAAATAAAGTTAAACCCATCACGATTTTCATAAAACATATAGGAAGAAATATCATTTTTATTTACACTTTTTTCAGCAATATAATTTAATGTTTTAACAGGACTCCAATTATTCGCAACAAACTTTATACCATTAATTGATTCTTCTACTAAAACTTGTTTATCTGTTAATAATCCTTGATTATCTGTTCTTATTAATTTATCTGCTAGATCAGAACAAAACCCAGACCAAGCATTATTTAAACGAATATTAAGATCACGAACAGCATCTATTGAAATAAATTCTAATGTGTACATTGATAGTTTATCACGTACTGTTGATTTATCAGATACTTTATAAACATAAAATTTACCATTAATTCTTTTTTCAAATCCAGGAGTAGTAATATCTAATACAAGAAACTCTTCACCTATAATTGGGAGCTTGTTAATTAAATCGTATGATTCTACTAAAAGAAGTGATCCTGTAATGAATGGCGAAAATAAATCTTCATAGATATTTAAATTGCTAAACATACCTATTAAATTAATGGTTGAATATTTACCAACCAATTCCATTTTCCTTATATCAGTATCGCCTGCTTGTGTTAATTTATCAGAAAATGCCATAATTATTCTTTATAATGTAGTATTTAAATTATTTGATTCGCCAACTAAATCTTTTAACTCTTGAACAACTGCTTGAATTAAAGATGGTGCTATAATTTTAATTCTTCTTTTAGCTTCGTTCTTTTCAGTTTCATAATCTTTATTTGTAATTCCTACAGCACCAATCACAGTACTATCAACTACAAATCCATCTTTTCTGTATTCTTTAATTGAGTTTTGTGTTCCAGGATATTTTTTATCTACATATAACATTAACTGATTATATGATAAAGGAAAATCATCATAAACATTATAACGATTATTAGCTAACATAATTGTCCAATGTAATGTAGCATCTTTATAAAACTTTTCAGCAATAATCTCAGGTGTTTCTCCCTCACGTATATCATAATATTCCCAAAGAGTTATATTAGAAAGTGCTTGCTTTCTAATTCTAACATTAGTTGTTATATCTGTGACTATTTTAAATACATCTACGTTTTTTTCTCTTAACGTATAATATATTGTAGGAAACCTTTTAAAATACATAATTATCTCCTTAATTAAAATGTGTCAGAACTAGCACCAAAGCCTGAAGAAAAATTAGCATTAGTATTTCTTCGCTGAACTTCACCTTGTTCTAATGCATCTTTAGTAATAATAGAAACTTCTTTAAATGTTAAAGCTACTGAATATGATGTTGGTGATCCATTTTGAAAAGTACTATATTGAGCATTCGGTGCATAGTTTACACTCATTGATTCTAATACAGCTGATCTATGTCTATGAATAAATCTATTCTCTACTCCTCTATGCATAAAGAATATATCAAATTCAGCAGGATATTCGAATACGAATCCAGCATTATCTTTAAATCCTGGATGCATATGATATTTTAATTCGTCTATAATTCTTTTTACATTCTCAGCTTCGTTTTCACTTCGTGGATAAAATTCATAATTATAAGTAAATGATCTAAAAGGTACTCCTTCAAATATTTGTTCTTTCTTAGGGTTGAAAGCTAGACCTGCTAATTTTCCAACAACTTTACCAGTGTCAGTACCTCCTATTGCTTTTAAACCACCTGCTAAAGCTAAATCTAATCCTTTAGCATCAACTTCTCCTGATTTTGTTAAATCTGATTTTGCACCAATAACTTTATTTAAACCTCTACCAGCCAGTTCCGCTACATCAGCTGATGCTTCACCATATGTCACACCATAATTTATTGCTATGTTATTTGGTATATGTAATGCGATTGCAGTTTGTAATCTTTTTCTTGGTTTACCAAATGAACCAGCGATAGTGTCAGAGGCTACAAAAGCTGTACCGCCTAAAGCAAGTAATCCAGCACCAATTCCACCAACTCCTGTCAATCCAGAAGTGATACCTACACCTAATGCACCTAATGTTCCAACTCCTGTTGTAATAATACTTCCCAAACCTTTATTACCTAAATTTTTTAATCCTGATAATTCTTTTCCTACTCTTGATGTGACATTTGGTATAGCACCACCTCTGTCATCGCTTCTTGTGAATACTGAATCTGCTGTGATGTTAATATAAATCATCATGTACTGATTACCATATTCATTCTTTGAAGGATCTACTGAGAGTAGATCGTTAGGATACATATACTGTTTTGTTTTGTATAAATGATCTCCATAGTCGCCGAAGTTAGCTGAAGGAGTTGTATTTGAAATTGCCATATAAATAGAATTGACCTTTTTATTTATTACTATGTTTCACACAAGAAGATACAAACCAATACATCCAGAGAAATACGCAGGAGATCATACACAGATTTATCTTCGTTCATCTTGGGAAACAAAATTCGCTCTTTGGTGCGATAAAAACCCTTCAGTCGTTTCTTGGAAGAGTGAAGAAGTTATTGTTCCTTATCGTTCACCATTAGATAATCGAATTCATAGATATTTTGTTGACTTTACTATAACTGTAAAAGATAAACAAACATCTACTCTTAAGACTTATTTAGTTGAAATCAAACCATATTCTCAGACACAAACACCAGTATATCCAGGAAAACAATCAAGAAGATATCTAAAGGAATGTGAGACTTTTATAGTAAATACAGCTAAATGGAAAGCTGCAAGTGAATACGCAGCAAATAGGGCTCAAAGTTTCATTATTTTAACAGAAAAAGATTTAGGTTTACAATATATTAAATAAATAGATGTATGGCAAGACCAAGACAATCAGCGCAAGAAATATATGACAAATATAGACAAGATAAATCTATATTAACAAAGTCATTAAATTGGTTTCAAAAAGAAGCGAATAAATTAAGAACTTCTAGAATTGTACCATCAACATTAATAAGACCTGATGGGAATAATCGTATTGCATCAACTATTATTCCAGGAGATTTATATATGTATTTTTATGATGCAAAAACAAAAGACAAGCTACCTTATTACGATCAATTCCCTTTGGTGTTTCCTTTTGACGCAACACCAGATGGGTTTATAGGATTAAATATGCATTATCTACCTTATCAATTAAGAATAAGATTGTTAGATAGATTATTAGAGTTTGCAACAAATAGAAAATATAACGAGACTACTCGTATTCGTTATAGTTGGAACACAATACGATCAGCAAGTAAATTTCGTTTAGCTATGCCTTGTGTTAAAAAATATTTGTTTGATTATGTACAATCATCAATAATTAAAGTATCACCTGAAAATTGGTTTACTGTAATGATGCTTCCAGTAGAAAGATTTACAGATAATAAATCAAATGTTTGGGCTGATAGTATAGGAAAAATTTAATGTCAATTTTAGATATATTTGGATTAGGACGTTCTGAACCACCTACATCGCCACAAGATATAAAAAGATTTATAGCAGAAGTTAAAAAAGATGGAATTTCTAGAACCAATCGTTTTGGTTGCACAGTAGAACCACCTAAAACTATAAGAACAAATCCAGCATTCGCATCAGCAGATTTTTATAGAAAACTTTATTTGTATTGTGAGTCAATTAATATTCCTGGAGTTAATTTATCAACAGTGCCAGTAAGAACCTTTGGTGAAACAAGAGAAATGCCTTATGAGAAAGTATTTGATCCAGTCACAGCTGTATATTATGTTGACACTGCTTTTAAAGTGAAAGCATTCTTTGAAGCTTGGCAAGATTCAATTCAAAATACAACTGATCGAACAATACAGTTTTACGATAATTACATTAGTACAATTACATTATTTGTGAATGATGTTGCAAACAATACAAGATATTTAACAAAGCTACATCAAGCATATCCAAAAACAGTTCAATCAATTCAATTAGGACAAGCTTCAAATGAACCAGCAAAAGTTTCAGTGACCTTTGCATATAAGTATTTTACAACAGAATTATTTGCTCCACCTCCTCCAGCACAAAAAGGATGGATTCAAAGAATATTAGAAGGAGCACAAGAGATAGGAAATCAAGTATTAACTGATCCTGTAGGTGTGATTGTAAATTCATTACCAGTTGCTGCAAATTATTTTAGTGATTTTTCTGGATTTCAAAATTCTTTTACTGATCTTTCAAATTCAATTGGTAATAATCGAAACAATCAATTTGCACCACAATATAATAGTGCACCACCAGATATATTAAATGCTGGTGTTAAGTTTTCACAACAAACATTAAGTGGAATGATAGGACAATCGTTTAGAGCAATTTAAGGATTTTATAATGTCTAAAATAGATGATACATTAAGTGATAAATTAAATATAGAAAAGATTCCTACAATTGAGCCTGAATTAATTGTAGTTAAAAAAGATTCGAGAGAAGAAGATAAAACAAAGAGTGATATTGTAAATGATTTCAATACAACTCGAGCCAATCTTCATAATCTTTTAGTTAAAGGTGAAGAAGCATTAGTTCACTCTCTTGAAATAGCAAAACAATCAGAACATCCAAGAGCATTTGAAGTTGTTGGAAATATGATTAAACAGTTAGC